ATATCACCATACTCCGGATTCAGCACGAGAGTCAGAAGATTCTCGTAGGCGGTCTTACCATAGCCCCACACGCGCACACCCTTCTCTTCCTCTCCACGAACCATCACGGGGCTGAAGAAACGCTGTCGCACAAAGAGAGACTTTGCAGTCTTCTTACTGTGGTCGTCGTTGTTGTCGACTCCCTCTCGCCAAAGTTGTGAGGCGAACTCACATACAGGACACTCGTCACTGTAGTTGCGCTTGGGGCAGAGGAAACCACCCTTCTCGATGTTGTAGTGAAACCACATCTCCTTGAAGGGATCGCCGTCTGCCGTCGGAACGATTCGAATAGTCTGGTCGCCGTCATCAGGACGCCAGAATGTGTCATTTGAGTTGCCGTCTCCACGTAGTGACGAGAGCTTTTCTCTCATCTTGTCTAAATTGATACCCATTTTTATCTCCTTATAGTTGGGTTAAAGTACGATCAGCCAATATCCTGATCGTCTAGTTCTGTATATGATTGTACCACAGATGAATACTTAATGCAATAACAAAATTTCTGATCGTATGTTGTCTTAAAGACTCCGTACGAAATGTTGGTCCCCTCATCGAGCTTGGACTTTACATAATCAGTAATCTTGCGGTATAGTGCACCCTCTTCCATTAGGTCGTTCTCATTAATACCATAGTAGTATACCACATCGCGCGCACATTTCAAGTCATAAAACCACTTTTCTTCATCATCATCTACACTGAGAACGCCGAAGGTTCCGATGCGACTGAGGTCCGAGGGCTTAATGAAGTTGCCAATGATGGGCTCTGAATTCTTAAAAACATTAATCATATGTACGGTGTTAACGATCGCCTGATTGACTACATCAAAGTATCCCAAAATGGAAACATTCCCTACGCCACTCTCCACCAATAAATTATCGATGAGATAGACACACTCTAGGAGCCCGGAACGCGCGTACTCCTGTACAACGTTCCTTACAATTTTCTCCTGCATCTTTTGGGTTTCGCTCAAAAGGGCCAAGTCGGGCTGAACATACAGGACAGTTATGGTATTAGTTTTTAGTTGCTCAAGGAGACGAAGGGTGGCTCCCGATATCTGGCCGCTCCCTCCGATAATGACCAATACATCCTCCTTGTTAAAGTTGAGCTTCTTTTTTAAAGAAGGGAAATGCTTCTCATATTCTTCATGACTATCTCTTTTTTTAATGGTGATGTCTGCGTCTTTGGTCACATCAATACTATAGGTTGTGTACTGGGGGAATTTAGAAAATACCCTGGTAACGTTGTGTCCCACTTTACCGAGCCCCACTACAATCACTTGTCTTCAACCCATTCTAAAATGAAGCCCATATCAAACGACCCCTTTGTTACCCATTTGGAAAGGCGAGCTGCCTCCACCTCGGAGGAGCGAATGCCTTCGCGTTCGCAAATAAAATTCAAAACTTCCTGGATATCTCCTGCTTCTTCGGCACATGGATTATCAATAAACTCTTCTACCTCTTCACGTAATTTTTTCAACGCGTAGGCGCGCAAAGTATGGGGGTCTACCTGGTGAACCCGGGCGACCTTCTGGGCTTCTTCGATAAGTTCCGGAATCTTATCCCGAACGAGCTTGTCGTAATGTTGTTTCATAACTTGAGATCCTTAAGGTCGCCCAGATTCTTCCCGGCAGCAACGTTTACCTTAAAGATATCATACCGTGTTTTTTTGAAGGTGTCAAGCAAATTTAAAATTTCATATCGATCTTCTTCGGCCAAATCAATGTAGACCGCATCGTGAATTAAAAAGGAAATATAACTTTTTCTCCCCCTAAGTGCTTGATACACTTTATAGGCTTGCTCATGTACCATATCAATGGTTGTACTCTGAATTATATAATTCAAGGCGTGATGTTCGTCCACGTTTTCAATTATGCGACCATACTCTGTCTTAATCGTGCTACCGTCCCAGTATTTTTCTCGCACCACTTCCTTGTTGTACATCTCCTCTAGGGCCGCATGCGGACGGTCAGAATACAGCCACGCAAATGTCTTAGTCTTTGCTTTCTCGCGGCTTAAGTTGCCGCCAAAGACATTCTGGGCGTTCCACGCGTGGATATCATTGGTGGGCTGGCTCTTGCCCGCCAAGGCTAACAGGGTCCGCAGTTCGGCGGCATTAAAATCTAACTCAAGAAGCCAATCATTATGAGGCCTGATGCATTGGCGAAATTCTTTGTTCATTGTAAGGATGGGAAAGGTGTGCGGCTGGGTTGCGAGGCGACCCGTGATGGTGCCCCACGGATTATAGTCGCACGTCGGGCGTACAGTTTGGAGCGTCTTTATAAAGTTTTTACCGCGGACCGAACCTAGAAGATGCTGAATGGGCCTCACATCAATATTCAGAGAGCGTTCTCGAATCGCGGTAAGCATCTCCAACAACTGATACATCTGTTTATAGTTCTCGGGGCGACGGATGGTGTTAAGAACATGTTGAGTAATACTATTCTTGGCGCTAAGAAACTGGAATAAGAAGTATTCGGGGACTACATCGTAAAAACAATTATGTTGTAGAGAAAGTTGCGCCTTTTCAAAAGCGCGAAGGCATGCACGTACTCGTTGTTTGATAGCCTCCCACTCTTCTTGAAGATTTTCGGGGCACATCTCTGTGAGCGTGGCTCCGTTGCTATAGATGCGCGCGATCTCATACCCATCGCCCGTTAGGTGAGATGAGTAGTCCCACGTTTTGCCAATACGAGGGAGCGGCGAACGAGGATTAATCATGTTGTTGGCAAAATATCCCACACAATCGGCGTTGCTATCCAGAACTTGAAAGAGGGGCGCTTCATCCATCTACACTACTGTATCATTAGAGAGGGCGCCCGTCAAGAAGATTTTGTCTTTTTCTTCGGTAAGGAGCCTGCTATATGACTTTCGCGCATCAGAACGCTCACGGGCTTTCCGGCTAATAGGGGCAATGTAGAGGGATAAATATATTTTCTATATTCCTTATTGATCTCCTTGGCGGCGCGCTGGTATGGTGTCATCACCGTGGGGGCCCGAAGGGTGTACAGTTCGTATGCGCGGTTGCGGATGCGCAGAAGGTCGATCTTTTTCACGGCGTGTTGAGATTCTACTTGTCTCAAGTCAATATAAAGATCGATCATTTCTTTAGGGTCGAGGCGCCCAGTCATTGCTTTTAGATTATACTGTTCACGGATATGGGTCGTATAGTCAAACCCTCCGTCTTTGCAAATTTTATGCTTCTGATAGAGCGGGGCAGATGTCGAAAGAAATCTATAGGCCCGCAAGAAAATAGCCAGCAGATCATCGAAGTCAGTAAGATAGGTTTGTTTATAAAACACTTTAAAAAAATTATCTTTTGTAACGGGATCATAAGTTATAGGATCCAAATACATTTGAATTTCCTCCATCGCCGCATCAGTAAAAAGGTCTGCCGTTAAAACCCACGGTCGATTCTTAGCTACGCGTAGCCCAAATTTTTTGGCCGCATTATTATAAAACAGGAAATTAGGATCTTGAATCCACGCCTCATACTTTAGTTTATCGTCGGCAGGATCACTATCTGATAGGCTAATAGATAGGCCCGTTCCCATTAGCCCCATCCGATAAGATAAAACTAAATTTGTTTTAGTTACTGGAAAGAAGGCCGCCATTCTTTTTAAGAAACGACTGTAATAATAAATAAAGGTTTTAAAATTATCAATTGGTCGCGAGGATGGCGCCTTAAAGCTCGTTACAAAAGCCTCCGCGAGCATATCATGAAATCGAGTATAGCGTTGGCTCGGGTCTTCGTAGCCTCCTTTCGCCTGCGGAAACAAGATTTCTTTGTTGCCCGTCTTAGACACAGCCCCCACTAAATACGCCTCCGACATATGGTTAACGAATGCGCTAAAAGAATTTGTAACAAAAGCCAACGCAAAAAGGGGAAACGTTGCTTCCTGTACTTGAGTGAGGGCCGCTGCGGCCGGGATCACAGTATTCTGTTGAACATCTACTTTTCCAAAGTACCCTTTTTGGTACCATGTGTCCAAGGGTGCGGGGATACCTTCTGAGCGGGTGGGGAATATACGATCCCGATAGAGGCTGCGCTGGAACGACGACGCAAAAGCGGTTAAGTTATTGCGGCCATCGGGGTTGCGCAGCTCGCGCTCGCTGAAAAAATAACCTTGGCTATCACTTATTTTAACTGTCATTCTAGAACCCGCCGAGTAGGCGCGCTTCTTCGGGAGGCGCTTCGGCCATCGCAATCGCTTTCTCTTGGGAGATATCGCTCGATTGTACGAACCCCATGAAGAGACGAATTTCATCTTGGGTGTACCCATTCGCTGCCATCTCTGCGGCAAGATCCCGCGAATCCTCTCCCGTTCCTACGATTAAGGTTAGATCATCTATGTCGGTGCTAAACTTTTCAGGCGCTGGGGCTAGAATAGCATCTGTTTCTGGGGCCGTAGCAGGCACCAGGCTTTGCTTTTTCTCTATCTCTTCTGCAGCGTGCTCTTCGGCCGGGTTAAGGTTGAGAGGCTCAATAGTCTCCCCTAGTAGCTCTGCGGCAGTGAAGCTTTCTATCTTAACCACCTTCTCGTTGAAGTTCGTATCGAAGGGAACCATTTGTTGGATCGCCTTAACTGATGTAGTATAGCCCTCGGGACCTAATTGATGATTCACACCTGTGACCAAGAAATAGCCCCCCAAACCAATCAGGCGCGCGATGTTGGGAATGCCCCCAATGGCTTTAGCAGATCCGGCGCCGATTGCAATAGGATCAATGTAAACAAACGTACCGTTCTTATGAAAGTTGTTTCCTATCATATTCATATTTACGCTATATAGTTCTTTTAACTGCTGGGCGCCGAGAGAACCGTCCTTGTCAATCCGGGCCTCGCGATAGCCGGGCATATCCTCTCGGTTAAATACAATCTCCTTGGCCAAACCACAGCGGCCGCCCAAGAAATAATGGTAAATACCTTCTTTAAGATCAGACATACGATCGCCGGTGTCGGGTCGCGAATCCACGCTATATAAAACGGTGGTGGGTATGAGTGTGTTAGCACGCTGAGCGTGAAGGCTGAACTGATCCAACTTTCTGGCGGCGATATGGGCTGCGGCGAGGCCCTCTTTGCCATCAAGGGGAATATTATTCTTCCCTTTAAAACTTTTGTTTAACCTAAAGTTGGCAGTGTCAAAACGCAAATTAAAGCTAAGGTCTTCAAAGCACGCCTCATTAAATGCCGTTCCAAGCAGCCCTGCACATACGTCTTTAATAAAGTTCAACAAAAAATAAGAGTCCTTTTTTTTGCGAATCACTGTGTCTAAGAACCATTCATTAAACTTGTCAAGAGAAATGGGAATACTTCCAATGTCCATATGAGTGGTGATCCCGGCTAATTTTTTGAAACGGAGGGGGTCAATATCGCGCAGTCTCTTAAGTGCTGTTTCGCTTTTGCCGGGGCACTCGTAAGTGACTTGCTTGATTTGATAGGCCGCAAGAGGGTCTATTAACTCAATCCTCCCCAATACCATTTGCATTTGAGCGGCGTCAGCGCCGTTTTCTTGGACAAGGTGTTGTAACTGAATATCAAAGACCGCATCAAATAAGTCGCCCAAATACATATAAGGAATAAGAACATTGTCTTGACCGCCTGTCGCAAAAATACCCACATTGTCTGCCATTTCCTTGAGTTCGGCGCTTCGGGTATCTGTATCTTCCTCCTTCGGAGGGGTTGTTTCGTCCTTTGAGACCTCTGTAACTACCGTGGTCACCTCTTCGGTCGAAGCCACCTCCGCAGCTGGGACCGGCTCGGGGCTCAAAGTCATCTGTGATCTTTTCTTAGCCTCTTCGGCGCGCATGGCAGGAGTCATCTTACCAAGTGGATTGAGTAGTTGCTCCGACGGTATCCTAATACCATAAATCTGATCGCGATCATACAGAGATTGTAAAAATTTATTATACTTACGCAAGCGATCCAACTTCATCAAAGAAATAACCTTTTGCTGCTTCTCTCGAATCTTGTCATCGAAGGTCGGATCCCCCTTCCCTTGTCGTTGTTTCTTTTCGAGAGCCGCTATTTCCTCTTCTAGCTTTTTTACGTCCTCGGAATTTAATTCTTTAGCAATAAAGATATCAGCACTCGGTGATCTCATTATACCAGATAACGATGCCTGATAATCAATCGATAGTTCAATGGTGCCATTCTGTTCAAAGCGCAGCTCGTGACTAACAATCTGCAGATGAAGGGCTATTCGGCTTTCATCGATCGCCTTTTGTACCATTGAGATTTTTATTTGATCCTGATCAAGAATATCTAGCTGGCCAAAATCAGGAGGCGTGCTCCACCCCACCAATGCCTTAATACGATAGGCGGCGCCTTCATATACCTGTGCATCAATATTACAAGGAGGGCTTAGATCAGGTTCGTCATCAAGTTTAGCTCCGATTTTCCCCTCTTCCTCTTGGGCTTCTCGTTCGGCCTGCGTAACCGTAGTGCCGGAGCCAATTATTAAATCAAGGTATCCGGGTTGATCCGGAATACCTCCCTGGTAGCCGCCGGCGGCATTTTTGTTAAATCTAAAAAGATCAAATACGCTTTGAAAATGGAGAACCAAATTAGCTGAGATGATGTTATCCACTTCCGCGGGCTGTACACCATCCAAACTCCATGTAAACGACTTAATCCCCGCGCCCCCGATACGTCCATATTTCCCCTTTGTTATTTGAGAAACATCGTTAGGGTCTATAAAGTTAGAAAAAGGAATACGTAACTCTTGATAAGGAACGTATTGATCACTTCCAGGACGGATCGGTTTATAATCCACCCGGAACAATTCAATGTGGGGAACCAATAGGGCCCACACATCGGGACACAATGCTTGGAGCGCTAAAATTTTATCATCGTTAAAGAGGCCCTGGCCGTGATTGATCTTAGATATAATATTGCCAGGCTGGGCCATCCCCATTTTTCCAATGTGAGTGTAAGAATCCCCAGCATGCGCAACTGCTAGCTTTCTAAGATGCTCAAGGAGATAGCATTGAACATCCACCGCGTATACTTCGCCCTCACGTAATGCTCTTTTATCTTGGGGTGCTAAGGGCTCTGGAACAGGGGGGGTGGAGGTGCCAGTGCGTGAGGGGCGGCCGCCGAGGTCTGGGCCTCCCTTGCCGGGAACTCCCTCGTCGCCTTTCATCACCTCGCGAACAGCATTCACGAAGGCCGGGTTTTGGAGCGATGCACCGAAGGCCAATATGGTGCGTTGCCATTCCCAGAACAACGAAAGATAATCAATATACAAATACTGAGGCTGCGGGCGCCCTCCCCACTGGTTATCTTCCGCCGCCTTATAGCCCATAAGCACTAGGTTTCCCGCGCCCCACCGGGTGAGGCCGTGGTGCTTGCCGTAGTGGCCGTAAGAAGTTATAGCCATGTAGGTAGGGAAGCCACCAGAGTGCCCACCACCTTTGTTGAACTTTGACTTTAGACGATCATAGTATATAAAATTATTAGCGCCGTTCATGACCTGACGTGCATAAGAGGGAATATTGGGACCTACACTGCCCCCCTGGAGGCCTTTTTCATCAGTATTAATGGGGGTGCAGCCCCACTTATAACCCTGATCCTTGATATTCTTTTGGGTCAGTTTCCCGCCCAGATTAAATTGTTTGCCGTCCCAGCTCTTGTCCCAGCCGTAATCAATTATTTCCTTCTCCGTGACGGTCTTGTAGGGGCCGCTCATAAATGCCGCAATCAGAGGGGCTGTATTCTTGTTCTTGTGTTTTATGATTTTCCAGCCAGCCGCCGAGATCTTCGTTGGATCTTCCGGGCCGTCCAGGGCGTCTGCGGTAAATTTAGAGCCGTAGCTCGAGTTGCCAAACATACTATTCATTACAAGGTTAAAGCGTACATAGTCATTAATGGTATCATTGTTATGCTTCCCGGTCTTGGTAACCCACCCCAGACTCTTGGTAGGGTCGACGCCGCCCTGTTTCACAAAAAACTTCTGTTGGCTTGAGCAAATCCAAACTCCCTCATTCTTGGATGTCCGCATATCCGGAAACCAGGACGTCATATCGCCGCTCACAAGCTCCCGACAAACCTCAGCAATTTCAGACTTCGCTAATTTTTTATAATCATACTGGCGGCTCTGCCAGTACTTAATATTCCCGCCGTAGCCTTGGTCGTCTCTGATAACATCTTTGTAGCTGGAGTGGCTTTGATTGGAGCCCGGGCCACCCTGATAATCCATAAATGCATCTCGTATGTTAAGGATTTTCTCGCTGCCGCGGCCATCGGATCCGGTCTTGAAAATTCCGTGCTTAGGATAGGGAGGGTCGACATCGATCGTGTCGCCCATGCCGTCGACCGAGCTTGATCTGTCGCCCATAAGGGGGTTCCAGGAATAGCGCCCCTCGTTCAGCGCCATCCCGATCAGCAGCTGCTGGGAGGTTCCGTCGCCCTTCCAATCATTGGTGGTCGAATCCTTCTGGGGATTCTGCCTTTCACTATTTTTATAGCCGTTGTAACGGAAATCTCCGTGTGAAAAATAGTACTGAGCTGCATACCGGCCGCAGGCTGGCAAGAACCGCTCGAACCACCACTTCGCCCACTTCTTGCTTTTGTTACCAATGAGGCCTGTACTAATCCAACCTAATGCATCATCTGGGTCAAAGCCGGGAGGCTGGTCACTACTCATAATTTACCTTAGGTAAAATCCCAACACTATGGACAAGGGCAAAGGAATATAAATTACATCCCCAGCGCTTAAGTCCGATTCAGTGGGGCGCTTGTTGTACTGGGCGATCACCCACCAATATTCAGGAGCACTGTAGTACCTCGCTGCCAATTTATAGAATCTATCCCCGACTCTCCACACATGCTGAACGCGAGTAAGCTCCCGCAGCTGTGCTATGGTGGGGTACTTCATATTCGGGGTGCCATATTGACGAATAAATTTAACATCACGACGCTCAAGAAGATTATCATACATCTCGTTGTCGTTTTTATATACCTTGCGATCGTCGTATCTGTTGCTCATTTCTCTTCGACCTCCTGGACTGCAGCCGCCTCCTGGTCGGCGTTGGCGCCCTTCCCGGTGGGGTCAGGGTTAACCTGCACCGGCGCTGGGGCGGCGAAGCCGTCAGCGGGGGCAAAGCGATTGGTGCCACCATGGGGAAAATTATCGAGATTGGCGGTGGTGCTCTCAGCACGCTGGGCCGCGTTCTCGCTCGACTTTCCAAAATAATATGTATTCTCTCCCCCTTCAACCCACCCTGTCATATGAGTATGCAGCACCGTAAAGCTTAAATTAAGGCTTATAAGCTGATAATAGATCGAGCCCACGTCGCCACCGCCTTTATAAAAACCCGAGTCCTTACTATTGGGTTCGGCGCCCCCAAAAAACTGGCCGCTGTTGATATCCGGCGCATAATCTACGCCCTCCAAATACCCCACAAGGCCCCCCTGGTCGAGGTTGCTCTGCAACTCATTGGCCCATTGAAGCTTCAAGAGGGGGGCAGCCGAAATAATCTGTTCGTCGGCCCTCTCCCTATTATCATAAACGGGATATAAAAACTGAATTAGTCTGTTGATCTTGCGATCATTTGTGTAAGCCTCTTCCTGGCTGGCGGCCACTATATCAAAAGTTAAATTAATTTTTCGGGTGGTACTTTGAAAAGTAGTGAGAGGGTCCATTCGTCCGTAAACCGGCACATCATTCCAGGTTGACATAAACGAGTCGCTGAAGCCCGTGACCCATCCGGGAAAGGTGACGTCGTGCCCCGTAGCAATATGCTCAAAGCGAATATTATAATTTCTTTCTAGTCCCGGTACCAACATTTATACCTCCTTAGCGCCGCGCTAGCGGGCCCCACTTCTTCTTTGCGTAGTCACTATCCATCGCGTCCACCACAAACTTTTGAAGCAGCGGGCCATTTTCGCTCAAATAAAGCTTTATTTCAACAGGCTGCTTACCGGCTGCCGCGGTTCCTTCTGCTCCTTTGCCCCTGAGGGTGGTCGCGAGGACACCTGTGAGAGTCTTGGCGAGCGCTGCCTCGATGGATCCCCCTGCCTTCGCACCGAACAACTCATCCTCCGAATTAATCGGAGTTATGGTGCCTGGGCCCAGCTCTCCCTTGCCGCGGTAGATAAAGTCGTCGACCTTCAGGCGCCCCTGTTCCCGGGCGAGGGCCTCCATATTTGCCGGAGACAGAAGGTCTTCCCCGGGGTCAAAGGCCCCCCCGGATCCGCCCCCGATCTTTCCGTAAGCCTTTTGCCGTGTTCCGAATTTACTAAGAGCACCCTCTCCCACACCGAGCGACGCCAGATGGGGGGCCATCTGTTCAGTCATCATTCCGTGCTCGTCGCGGACTTGCTCGGTACCCATTCCGGTCCATTTCCCAAGCCTCCCCCAGTTCGCTTGAGCTCCCTCATCGCGGAGCCAGCCCATCCCCGGAATCTTAGAAATCTTGATGCTCAGCCAATCGAACGCGCCTACAATCATATCAATAAAGTCAACAAAAGAGCCAACAAATAATCGACAAACTTCGATGATGCGCATACCAAGGGTGCTGAAAATAGCACCGATCTTCTGCAGGGGAGTCAGTGAGCTTTCGAATACGACACTTAGGTCCTTAATCCACCCAATAAGACCTTCAAATATTGCTAGAAAGAATGCAACGGGAGCAAAGCGCTTAAGAAAGCCCTTTATTCCGGCAAATGACTTCAACGCGAGGCCTTTGCCACCGCCGCCTCTTTTGAACACGTCCCTTAGGGGGCCCAGGAAGTTCCCTATCTTAAGTTTTAAAGCCTTCCAGTTCAACCATGGAGGCCTTTTTAAGGGGAACATCTTGGAAATCCATTCGGGTTTTTGGAAGATCTTGGAAATCCATTCGGGTTTTTGGAAGATCTGCTTCCACTTGCCGGACGTGAACCACTTGAATGCGCCCTTAAACATGGACTTCCATCTTAGAGGATTAAATATACGCAAGACTCGCCTTATGATGCCTGGTTTTTGTCCGGGCGTAACATTTCTTGCGCGCATCTGGGCTAGCCGCTCATAGGAGCCACCTGTACCGGAGCGCGCTATCGCGCTGGCGCCGCGCGCAGACCTTGCGGCATTTATAGAATCTCTTGAGGCCTTACCAGCCGACCAAGGACTCTTCCCTCTAAGAAGATTCCTCCATCGGACTGACCCGGCGCCGCGGGCGGCCTCGGTGGCGCGTTGGCCCATACGTGTGCGCAGCGCGGCTTGGCTCCTCAGTCCCCTCATGGCCGCGGGGCCCCCAATGAGAGCCGCGGCCGAGACGGCGAGGGCCGGCTTGGTGTGTTTGTCAAAGAAGCCCATAAACTTCTTGACGAGGCCCTGAATTGACTTCAAGACGGAATGTAGGCTCTCCATCCATTCGATAAATTTGTCGCTCGCGAACTGCTCCATAATATTAAGAAGACGTTCTGTTAAGGTCAGCATGCTATTTTGGCGACGCTTAATCTCATCTTCTTCCATCGCCTGAATTTTATCTTCTTCGGTCTCGGCGCCAAATAACTTACGAGCTTCAGCAACTTCAACGCCCAATGACTGCGCGATCATCTGCTGTTCATACTTACCCATCTGTTTAAAGTTCATACCAGCCTGCTTCATTGATCGCTGGAGGATTTCAATTCTTTCCTCTTCCGTGGCATTTAACATATCAATGGAGTTGAGGTATGGGCCACCCATAATCGCATTAAGTTTGCCAACCGCTTTGCCGGCGCCTTCAAAAGTATCAAACTGAGTTACAAATCCAAGAAGCTGATCGATAGATAGTCCTGTCGCCTTCGCTTGCTGTTCGAGTTTTGCAAACACTCCGATTACATTCTTACCATAGAAGGCTAACTTTTTCGAAACATTGGCAAAGTCTTTCATTACCACATCGAAGGGCATCTTCAAGGAATTGGCTACGCCGGCGACCTCTTCCAAAACGCCCTTTACTTCGGTAAAACCAAATCCCAAACTACGCGTCGCTTCGTTGGTAATCTCAGCAACATCCCCCTCCGCAACGCCTAGCTCCCGCAAGTAGGCGGTCATCTCCGCTAATTCACGACGCACCGCCGGCGATTGCTTCGTAAAATCTACGGCGCCCCTGTAGAGGGCTCTGAATGATTGCTCATATTCTGCCATCCGGATGCCAGTACCCTTGAGGGCTTTCGCGTTCTCGAAGACTTCGTCTCCGAAGGCCTTCGACGCCCCGGTGGCGGCCATAAACGACATACGAGCTGAGTCGAGTTGGCCATGCAACATCACCGATGACTCAAAAATGGTGGTAAGAAGCTTCGCCAACAGCTTCAGGGGGTTAAGGGCACTCACAACGCCCTTCATAAATGCCTTGAAACCGCCTTTGGTCTCAAACAGCTTCTTTGTAAAGTCGCCTAATTTAGAGTTGACACCCAGCAAATTGTGAGAGAATTCTGCGCCCTCAGCATTTAGCTCTTCGAGGGCGTCTCCGTGCTTTTTGGTTTCGGCCGCGGCACGGCCGTGCAATTTTGTTTTAAGTTTCAGCGCCTTGACTTCAAGCTTCCAGGTCTTTAGGTTTTCCAGCTGCTGCTCGTCGAGGTCTTGGTTGGCGAGTACGAGGCGTTCGAGGTCGCGGATCATGCGCTGGCGCTCGGTGAGACGCTCCTGCATGTTCTCGGCCTCTAGTGCCATGGCGGCGACCTTTCGCTCGTGTTCGGTGCGGTCGAGGTCCGCCGTTTCCTTAACAACGCGCCACTCTTCCTTTCGAAGTTCAATGCGCTCTAGAAGGAGCTTACGCCTCTCTTCATGCTCCTCCGGAGTTAGTTCTGTGCCGTCGCCATTACCGTTACCGTTTGCCACGGGTACTACTCCTAATTAGTGAAGGGCCAGCGAAGGCCGGTCTCTCTTTCAAAGCGAGAAACCGCCGTTCCCAGGCGCGCACGGCTAGAAAGGGTGCGCTCATCATCGAGGCCGTGACGCAGAAAAGAGTCCATGTATCTTTTCTCTCCACCCAATGCATCCATAAACGAACTAATTTGGGGTGGGGTGCCTCGAATTTTGGCCTTGGGACTCATTCCTCCAAACATATACTTAAGCAATAGTTTGGTCCAACCGCCAAACATTTTAAGCCAGCTTTCGTCTATTTTGTTCTTGTCGACATTTAAATCAATTATAATGGGTACGAGGTCGCTCATATAACTAAATAGTCGACACCCCAAAAGGAGCGCATTATTTGCGGGACCCCTTACCTTTGGAAGTTTGGGCCTCCATCGCCTTGGCCTCTTTCTCAAACTCTTTTACTAGGCGGGTAAGAAACCAGCGCCTCAGTTGGATAGGAAGATTGTACAGCTCGAAAAAAGACCACCCACCGTGATGTTTCAAGAGAAACATTTCTTCATAGGCGCTTTCTTGGTATTTAGAGCTCAGGCCAAAAAAAGTCTGCCGTCAAAGGGACAGAAATTCTCCCCTCATGATCACACTGTGAACAGCTAATCTCTTGAGTAAGGTCTACGTTTGGCATCAGAGCCTCATATATGGCGCGAATCTCACGGGAAGCAGTAGTGGGGATAGCATCAATAAATTTCGCGATCAGGCCGCCATCATCCACATCGTTAACCGCCACAACCACCAGCTTAAGTTGGCCCGTGATCGCAGCTTCGGGTAACTTAAGCTTTTTTTTCTTTTCTCTGGACGCGCTGAATACTTTTTCATCGTTACCCTTTAAGAGCCTAAGCTCTACGGTAAATCCATCAATCGTCTCCAGAGTTGCCTTAAAATTACCGTTAGGAAGGAGTTCCACATTAGGGGGCAACTCAGTGGCTGATACCAAGTCTAACTCATTAAGATTAAAAGAGTTATCAATAGTTTCTCCGCAGGAGGGGCAGCCAACTTTCGTTTCGTAGTGGGGCCCGAAGCCTGTGATTCGAGCAGCAACCAGCAGAGCGTTCTTGTCGCCGATCAAAAGCTCACCAAGTTTAAGACTTTTATCTACCACCAAGGACTGGAGCATCCGGTCGACCGCAATGCCCTTTTTCAGAAGAGATTCAGAAGTTAGAATATCCTCTTCTTTGGCCGTCATATGACGGATTTCAACAGTTAGAGAATTATGGAGAGGGTGGCCCTCCGCATAAAATCTCCCCTGGCTAGGAAGATCAACAAACTCCGTCGGAGTTACAAATGAAAATAGTTCTTGGCTGCTTTCTTGTGCGGCTGCCGGGGCACTTTGGTCCGGCTCCACTTTTTTCTTTCCTGTCAGGGCACGTTCTAAATTATTCCTTTGTGCCATTCATTACCTTCTTTCTTTTTCAAGCCTATAGCTTACCGTAGTCACCCGTGGGGCTCTTGTTGGCGGTGTACTGAGCCCAATCATACCTCATACCAATCTCGATATTAAGTAAATCATCGCCTTCATAGTCTAAATCCCCAAAAGTAGCCGATTTAATAAAAGCATTGTGCAGAGTCCACAGACCCACCTTGTCACCGTTCCCGTCCATTTCGGTGATGGTAACTGATCCCAAGCCCTGATCGCTGGTCGCGTCAACTTTATTAATAGTTCCCACCTTATCCTGAGCCTGCGCAGTATCTTGGTTCGGTGGAAAGAGATACCCAGATGCTTCAAGAGCCTTCAACAGGGTGGACTGGCCGTCCGGATTAACGGAATTAACGATCGTCAGCGTGACCTCGTTCCAGGTAAGACTGCCCGGGTAATAATAGGTGTTACCTAGAAATTTGTGTTCTGTCTCTGAAACCTCAAATGAGGGCTTCGTAACACTCTTAGCCAGATAGGACTCAAACGCCCCCGCCAAAGACATATTAACAATCCACCTATGTTGTCTTTTAGGTTCTGATGATGCTGCGCTCCAAAAGGTCATTTTACTGGTCTCCTATAAACTCTGTACTAACTAGAGTACTCTGTTGAAAAATCTTTTTCTTTGTGTTCTTAATCATTGAAGGAAGCTCCCGTTCTCGTGATATTAAAATCAATGGCAATGAACTCAATAGACCGCGTAGGCTTCAAGAAGATTTGTGCATACATCACATTTCGATCCACCAAATCGGGGGTTGTCGTTGTCTCATCAAGAACGACCCTAAATTCCGATAGACCGAATTGTGTCTTTACCTCTCCCAAGAAAGGATTAACTGCCCCCAGGAAACGGTTCCAGGTGGTCGCCACATTCGGGGAGAACAAGAGGCGCGCAGCAATCTGCGAGATACGCTTCTTGATGAAAATCATAAGTCGACGCACATTAATACGATCCAAGGCAGACGGAGTTACCTGCAGCGTCTTCTGTCCGAAGATAACAATGCCCTCCGCAGGGAACTTCGCAATGGGATTAATGCTGGCAGCGTAGAGGTCGTCTCGGTCGACGCGACGTAGCTGGTGCGATACATCCACAACCGGAATGCCGGCTGCGCCTTCTGTTAAGCCGCCACGATTGAAGCCCGCCGGAGCAAACCAAACCTGTGTCCGGCGCTGCGAGCTTGAGAAAGTACCCAGCGCTGCAATCGAGGGAGGCAGCCATACAAAGTTGCCACCGATCGTATCGCGGGCGCGAACCCACGGATAGAAAGCACAACCATAAGAGGAATTCAGCGCTCGGTCACGAAGATTATTAATAATCGTGGTAAGAGTTGATGCCGTATTATTCCTTTGAATTTCGGTGCTATCCTCACGGGGCTGGAAGCCTCCCTTCAGATCAATTACGGCCAAGGCATCGGCTCGGTCTTCACAAACATTGATGAGATGTCCCGTTAGCCCCTCATGGGTCAAACCCGGGATAGAAGCCAGATTCATTTCCACCACCTCAGGATCGGCAGTAGAATCAATGGCCCTCTTAATTGAGTTAAACTGATAGCTATTCTGCTCAGTGATGCTAGAAATCCCGTTAAGGAGGCGGCTGTTGAACGGATCCATCTCTGTAATGTCCAGGCCATCAAATCCACCATAGAGTGGCACAGTAAAGCGATCGAAGCCTTTGCCAAGAACGCCGGAAATAGCACCACTCTGATTAGTAAGAGAGGTTCCAGCTGCGTGTGAGCCCGAAACCCAGTAGGCAAAATCGCCTGAGCCCGTAACATCGTCGAGAGTGAAGAACATTGACACATCGCGGATTCCGCTAGAGGCTCCATTAAACATCTCTGTCACCATACCTCCGCGCGCTAACAGGAGATCAATCGTTGAAGAATCAAAGGTAGAGCTGCCTGATGTTCGCGTAGTTTGGAGGCCGAAGTACGAATCCGTCGCGGACGGCAGATTGCCTGCCGAAGCACTCACTCGAAGTTCGGGGGCCGGATAAAGAACCGAAGCGGTTAAGGCCGATCCACTAACGGAAAAGACAGACGTGTTACTGTTCTGGTTTCCCTGCGGTCCATTGGTGTCAGTAGAGGCACTATAGCGACCCGTGGTACCAATGGTGGAGGATGCAGAAACCCAGTTTCCGGCAGACTCATTGGTCGTAAGAGTGCTTTCGTCCGCGTACTTGGTGATTCCCTTAAAGCCAAAAGGCACCACCGCAGCGTCGACAGCATAATTTTCGACGTCACTTGCAACCTGGACTCGAATAAAGTCTGAACGGTTGTTATAGTTGCCCTCGACGCGGTAGCGTCGTTCGTCTGCAACCCACACGCGGCGTCGGTCGCCGACCTTGCGGGCCACATAATCTAAAGAATCTGGGTTAAGGTTGCAATTAGTAAATTGCTCAACAATTTTTACCACATTATCACTATCGTCCAGCTTTCGAACAATAAGGGCAAATGATCCAAATGCATTTGACTCATTGGTCGATATCTTAATGTCCTGAACAGATACTTTCAAGTTTTTGTTCGTCCAGGAGCCCGGCTCTTCTAAAGCATGAATAGTAAATAGGCTCGGCATTAGCTCCACATTGAATGCGTTGGCCGCGGTGCCCCGGTTAGCCGTGTCGCATCCGATAACAATGGGACTCCGTGCGCTTTGCAGAGGGTCTCGATGGCCGTCAGCATCACCATTTGTGGTATTGGTCAGTTCGACTACGGCTGCCCATGTACTGCGGCCAGAAGGGATGTTCGCCTTCATGTGGCGATCAAACGACTCTCCCAGCCAATAGTTAGCAGTCGTATTGGAAATCGTGCTGTTCGTTTTCTGAGGGTTGGTGTTGAAAACCTTGCGAATATACTTAGAATCGCCCTGGTTAAAGTTAAAAGAGGAAGTAAGAGTCGTGCCGGATCCGTCATAACTATTGATGAGCATCTTAAATTCGTACGGGACACCTGTGTCCTTCACGATGACGGAGGAACCGGTGGCGGTCGTGCCCTCGGTAGCATGGGACCCTGTTGCGGCCAGGATGTTGCCAGATAATTGAAGAGTGGTCGAGGCGTTAGTGGTGTAAAATACAGCCGCAAGAGCTCCTTCTACTGAACCAGTACCATTAGATCCAGATGCATAGGAAGCGCTTGCCGCAGTCCAAGGAAGAACCTCAAAGACTACGAGACCCCATGCTTTACCGCTTGTGCCGGCATCCCAGCCGGCTTCTCCTTCGCCCGACAGGGTGCCCGGGCCCTCAGCACCAAGAAGGCGCACGTAACTAAGTGGTGAGCTGTTACGAAGATAGGCCTGTGCGGCGTACGCTCCATAGGTGGGTGCAGTTGTGCTTGCGCCGGTGCGCCAAACATCGCTGCCGCCAGCGCCGGCGCCGGGGGCGCCAAAAACATTAACAAATTCTTCAAAAGAATTGACAGTAATGGGCCTTAAGCCCGGGCCCTTCTCTGCTCGGCCGATGATTACCGGGCCGATGCCGGCGGGGGATGCTGGAATCTGTGAATTGTCAATTTCATCAACAAAAACTCCCGGCGAAACAAATCTAAAGTTTTTAACGGACATTAGTGTAACTCTCCTAAGACTGAATGGTCTTATTAAATAGTATCTTATATCGGCAACAGACCTATTCTCTTTTAAAGTGAAGAAAATGACAATTTAACTAAATTTTTTACGATTTACGATACCATCCATCTTTTGTCGTGTCTGGAATCTCCCCGGGGATCTCCCCAAAAACCGTGCGTTCTCTTCCGAAACTAAATTCAACTGCGTTTTGGCGCGTAACAATCCCGGGGGGTTCTTGGTTTTCCCCCTCCCCAATCAAATAACCCAAAACCTCAATGCTAACGATCGTCTCATAGTTACGCTGTTCCATACTAAGAGCCGTCTGATTCGAATTATCAGCAAAATCACCAGCAATAAAAACTTCATACGCGTGACCCATCGCTGTAATTCTTTTAGGCATCCGCGAGTTCCCAGCGATTGTAAAGAAAGGTCGCTGCAGCTCATTCATTTGGTGCTGGTACTCCGTTCGTATTGCAATTTCGTAGTTGACGGTGACCCACGTTGGCAATGGCATCGTAATCGTATCATAAACCACTTTTGCGGGGGTCATTGAGTCTTTATTAGAATTATATCGCCTTGAGCGCATGCGCCCATTGGGACCATATGTTTTATTAGCCATAGCATTCTGAAATTCTGCAGTCTTTTTTTGGTTGATCTGACGAGCAATCGTTATTGTGCCCCCCTTTGCGTCGTGCACAGGATAGAGATTGGCAAACGGAATGCCCCGCTGGCTCGGGTCTTTGTTAATCAAGGTCCCCTCTTTATCTCTTATTTCCTTATTATCCTTTACTTGATAGGCGCGTTCTGTCGTCGTCCACAAAACAGGTACTTTTTTAAAACCTTCATTAGATCCGATCTGCAGATCCAACTCTACATTAACAAATCTATACATTGCGCGGTCGATTGTTTCAAGACCCGATGGTTGAAGTTTTATTTCTCCAAGCCTATCCTCCACCGTTTTGTCTTGAACCTGAGCATATCGCTTATCCGGCGTTTTCGCTTCAATTTGTTTTTGGGTTCTTTTACTACGTGCCATGGCACACTCCCCTAACCTACCCAGATACCAGCGGGAACATTCTGCAATACCTTTTCGGCAGCGTCCTGAAGCGCGCTGTCGGCGGCAGCGAGCTTGTCATACGTAAGCTCGTTGAGAAGTGTCTTAAGTTCCTCTCGTAGCGCGCTTTGCTCGGTGGCAGCTTGCGAAAGCAAGTCCGAAGCATTGAGAGTAATGCTCTCTCCCGGAATAGGGACAGACGCAAACTTGCCCCGAATCTGCCCCAACATTTCTTTTGTAAGCGCTAGTGCAAACCGGCGGATCCATTGCTTTCCTATAGAATTAATACTAGAATACGGTAAATTATTAAATGGCAAAGTATTGATATTGTTAATCCCTTTAATGCCTTGTTCGCCGCGACCCGTTTCCTCCCACGGATTATATTGGTTGTCTATAGTAAACTGAATCCAGAACTTCTCCGGACTCGTCATATCGGGGGTGGGATAAATACGCAAGTAATTATCCTTTATCTCATAAGAATAATGAGACGTGCGAGTATAAATAGCATCTTCATAAGCCATCGCTTGAAGTTTGTTTTGCCAGACCGGCACAATATCAAATGTAGAATCATCCGCAAATTGTCCATAAGTACGCAGATTGCCTACCACAGAAAAACCACCGTAATAACCATAGAATCTCCACATCGCGCGCGGGGTTTCATAAAATACCTTACGTACAACGATACGGTTTCCTTTCACCTGATCGTAATAAGGAAGAGAAGTGTCTGAGGATGCGGATGAAGAAATTAACGTCTGGAGATCATAGTCCTGCCGGCCTGATACAGTTCCTAAGGAGGCAGAATAAATCGGAGTAAGGCCCCCAAAGCCCGCTTCGGTAGCTAGGCCTTCGGAGATGCGTCTCACATATCCATAATCAAAACGAGGATATCGAAGTTCAATATTGGAACCGGAGAGGCCGTCCCCCCCTACAATTTGTCCATCTTGGTTAAAAGAGGCTGTTTGGGCTCCTAAAAGGTCCGTCAAACTATTTTTGGTTTGATGAATATTAACCAAATAGGAGTATTCTAATACGGCTTCCTCATAGGCCGCATAAACATTTCCCTCGCTCAATTCAATATCTAAAACATCTCCGCCCAGCTTTTTATAAGTATATGCAACCTGATCAACGGCGCCAGAGAGAAAAGGGTCCGATGTTACATAGATCCCAAAAGGCAACGAACTTGAAACATTCGCTATAGCTCCAGTTACCGGTAAGATATTAGAAGTAGTAGTAGATGCTGGATTTAAATTGGGGATCGCCATTAAGAATACCTCTTCTTTCTCTACTAAATAGAAAGCCCCGGCTCTTTCGAGCCGAGGCTTTCAGAAAAGTTGACCGAAGTCAGCTTTAGACTAGATCTTGTACAATCACAAGACCATACATGTCTGGACGCACCATCTTCTTGGCGTATCGAGTCATGACTCCCTTGCGGGGCACGAAATCTTCAACACCGAAGATAGTAGGCGTAGTCTGTAGTGGCACGTACGGAGCGTAAACGTAGCCGCTTTCGAGGAAACTACCTCCGCGTCGACCAACAAGGATCAAACTACGGGGGAAGTATGGATCGACATAAATGTCGAACTTCTTGGAAAGCGAACCGACCTTCACGGTTCCGATATCACCACGATCGCTATCAGCAGTCACGTTAGCGCGGAAGCCAGCCGTGAACTCAAGGATGTTGGCAACTTCAGGTCCGCAGACGACGAAGTTGGCAGCACCGCGAAGAGTCTTGCGGTGAATCTGGGCAGAAACATCGTTGATTGTCTCAACGAGAGTCTCATACCACTCACTAACGTTACCAGTGAAGTCAGGCGTCGTCGACGCACCGATTTCCACACCGGTCTCCCGATTGACGAAGCGTCCAGCTGCACGGGACCAGTACCGAGTACCAGCCGTAGAGCCACGAACGAGATCTTCAACAATCTCACGATCGATTTCAAGAGCGATCTGCTCAGACAGAATCTGAGTAAGCTCGACCTCGGCATCAAGGTTGTGGTAGGCGTTAAGATCCTGTCCTAACTCCGGAGTCCACTTAGCCTTGAGCTTCTTGGTAACCGCGGTGACGGCCACACTGTCGACCTTGATGTCGATCTCAGGAATGTTTGGACTATTCTCTAGTCCCCACTCGCTTCCACCAACAACAGAACCAAGGGCTCCGCCATTATCAAAGTCATCAGTCTCGGGATAAGACCACGTGTTGGCACCTGCGGCGCCGCCAGTGACCTGCATCGCTAGCGGGCTCGTACCCCCACTATCCGTGGTCGAAAACGTCATTAGTATATAATCCGAACTTCGATCGCCGACTGCGGCCCCATTTGAGGACGAACCGAACATCGAAAGGCGTCGAACCAGACGACCGGTAACAGTATTGGCACTACCGGAAGCATTCAGGATGTTAAATCCACCATGGCCTGCAGTACCAGAAACCTGGATGGCCACAAGGTCATCAAGGTTGAGACGGCGCCCTTCGGCGTCGAAGTTGGTTACCAAGGTCTCGGCAACAATCACAGACGAACCAGAAAGATCCGGGTCGAACTGGGTCAGGGACCCAAGCGTGACATGACTGTCGACGCCACTGGTACTACCCGTCTTGTTATTATCAGTTCCGGCGGTACCGGAAACGACAACACGCCAGAGACTACCAGCGAGGCCGCTTGAGCCAGTTGGAGACGAATAGCCGTTGTTAAGGGCATACGGGCCCTGCTGCGGGAGTGCACCCGAAGCGAGATCCACACCACCGGTGATCTGCGCACCAACAACTCCACCACCATACAGTGACGAAGAAGCGGGATAACCCAGACGTCCAGGTGAACTGGAGCGATCCCCAATCTCACCAGAAACGGTGAAATCCAGGAAGAAGATGAGGCCCGAAGGCAAACTCATCGGTTGAACGCTGACGAGATCGTTAGCGATCAGTGAGCCGAATACACGGCGGACGAGGGGGAATGCGACAGCCGCAAAACCCTCGACGTCGCCAGCTTGCATAGAGCTGGACTCTCGGAGTAACTCTTTTGCTTGATTTTCAAGCAGTCGAGCCATCCCATTCCGAATCGTATCATCACCTAGTCCCTCTAGAAGACCGGTACTTTCCCACTTATTAATAAGTGTAGCACCTTCCTTCGCGAGGTCCCGATTAACGATACCTTCGGTTAATTTTTGTACGATAGACATTTATAACCTCCTAAATATAGTTTAGTCTAATCCTGCTAAACGCAGCATGCGATCCATTCTTGGATCATTGGGCGCCTTGCTTTCTTTTTGTGAGCTAAGGAGTAGTGAAGTAGGACGCGATATGGCTTCACGAAGTGTTTGTGGTCTCGAACTATTCCTAGATTGCGAAACGCCCACTGCGTTTTGAATTGTTGCGAACAATACTTCAGTTTCCTCAACAGAATTGGCACGACTAACAGCTTCGACAATTTGGTGTTTTTGTCGCTCATTCAAGGAGGTGCTGCCTAATGCCTTGTTTTGGTAAACAAGCTTGGCATTTGCCAGGTTCAACTTTCTAAGCTGAACTTTGGCCTCTTGTAACAAAGATTTTAACTCTTTAACAGAAACATTAAGATTCATGATTCTTCCCTCATAGAGGTCGACGTCAGATTCAGTCGAAACTGAACTCGCCTCCTCTTCTAATTCCTCACCGTCTTCGCTGAGGTGTGCCGCTGAGGCTGCGGCAATTGCATTGTTGTTGGCTTCCTCGGTGCTATTATAAGCAGACCCGAGCGAAGACCATCCCTGGAGTTCTGGTGACATGTCTACATTGAGAAGTTCGCTAACTAATGAGTCGAGCATCTCTTCAGACAAATCAATTTCGTCATCTAAGCCTTCTTCCACGGCGGCCTTCTCAATATCTTCATCGCTCTGAGATTGTGACTCTTTCTCGGCCGCTTGGCTGACCGGGTCATCTTCCAGACTAGCTTCTCCGGGGGTTTTAACCCCCAAAAAGCCAATTCCATCCTCCTGCAGTTCCATTGCGGTTTCTTCAGAGCCCATTAACTCATCCGGGGAGGCAGAAATTCCCTCGGCTTCTTCTTCTTCAAGACGAGCCTTCAATTGATCGAAATTAATCTCTACGATTTCATCCTCGGCGGGGGCATCCAACTCTTCAGTTTGAAAAGCAAAGGGAGTTTCTTCCAAAAATGAGGCATCACCCGGTGTAACAGGTTCGGCGCCGCCGCCGGCCGGTTCAGCGCCCAGGTCGCCGCCCAGCTCATCGCCTAGGCCTAGATCATCTTGCTCTAATAGACGCGTTAGTGCACTTTTCACTTCGGACGAATACTTTTCTAATACCACATCCTCAGCATTTTTCAATGCTGCTTCCTTAAGTGCTTTCGCATCAATTATTGCTTCTTCTAACAACGAAGACATAGAATTAACTCCAATTCCGATAGGTAATCAAAATAAATAGTATGTAAGACAGGGAAATGACTAATAGTTGTGATTTCAATGCAGGGAGAAGTTGTTTTATTGATCATTGGGGGGCCCGGGCCGTTTAGTTATCAGACAATCTCCACACTCGTAACGAATCGATATTGTTTGAAGGTCCGGTGGAGACGGCGTGGTAGCCGGCCGCAGTTAGAACAACGCGCGCGGTTGACGGCTTTGTAAGCAACCCTGTGGAGAGGTCTGCGCCGCGGCCTCTCATATTGGGGCCAGTAACAGAAGCCCAGAGCGTACCCCGCTTTGTTCCGCCGTCTACAGTGGCATCCTGTGAGTCGCTTGTATAACAGGTCCAAAGACCACTGCTTTCTAAGTAAACCCAATATGTTTGCTCGCTTCCGGTAAAGCCGGCGCTGGAGTCGCCAGTCTCTTCTGCCGCTCCCAAGAAGAAATAAATCGCATCGACTCCATTATGATAAGTTCCAAAAAGCGGGCTATAGCCCTTGGTCTTGGCGGCGGTATTATAGAATCCAAAGAGCATGCGCGCGTAGTTCCCGGCGGGGCTTTGAAAACCGGGGGTAATTATTTGCACTGCATATCTGGATGAATCAGTAAGACTGCTATCTAGGTCGCTAAGGTCTATCGCTAGCGCAGGCGTGTCCTGTTTGGCCCCATACCAGTCGCACACCCCTGTTCCTTTGGGGTGCAATACAAGAGTGCTGCCATCTGGACCGAAGGTATTTGCATTTCCGCCGTTTTGGATATCCCAAGTTTTTCCGTCCAAGGAAACCGAAGTCTCGCCGGTCCAATCAGCCGATGACAAAGACGTAAAATCAATCTCTGTTAATAATACAGAACCATCTAACTCCACTCCACTAATGCCTTTTATTCTGCTCATTTCTACTCCTAGTATGCTCGTAGCTCCCATTTTTTAACCTATCTCAACATATGTTGCGTCCGGATTAAAATAGATTACATTTGTTGTATCCGTGCTATAACCTACGGTCCTTACATAAGAATCGCTGGCTGACGGAACTTGATCGCTTATGTACCCGTTGCTTCCGGAATGTACATAAACCGGTCCCCCTTTTACAAAAGAACCTGAATAATAAGTGTGGACATCAAAAAATCCACGAATCAACATTCCATCTTCGGCCGGTTTGGCGCCCATTGAAATCCCAAGAAATTGAGTGTGACCGCTGCCCGTGGCTTCGGCCGAGGCCGATGCCCATCCGCCATCACTGTTAAGATAATAGAGGGCCCCTGTTTCGAGTCCCGCAGACGAAGTCCCAAAAAATACCACCTCGCCGCCTCCTTCGTCATTATCAAGGTTTGTGGGATCCCCAGATCCGGTGTAATGTATATCAAGCGAGACAGCAGGCGCCGAAGTGCATATACCGACTCTATCAACTCCCCCCGATACATATAGAGCATAGTCGGTATTGGTTGTCATAACCTTAAAGTCGGTTGCGTCGCCCGAGGTACCAATTGATACGGTATCTAGACCATTCTCGTCTAGAGTCAGCATGGCTTTACCGCCGCACGTAAAGAGCATTCCATCAACCCCGGGTGTGCCGCCGCCCCCAAGTTTAATATGAGTGTCAGTATCATTATTGTTAATGATATAAGCAGTACCTGCCGAGCCGACACTTATATACCCCTCTACATCAAGAGTATAATCGGGGGAATCTGTGCCGATCCCCACTCTCGCCGTTGAGCCGCTTACAACAAAAACGGTAGTGCCGCCAGCAACAACTCCTACGGCGTCCTCGTTCCAGTCTAAATACGTATTTCCCTGTGCATCATCCTCATTATAGATGTCGCCGCGCTCTACGGAACCTGTTGCAAACTTATATGCCATAATCGTTTATCCTAGAAGATGTTCCATTGGGTACCGTCGCTGATAAGGAACACAGAGGCTCCGGCAGTCTCCAGCGTTAGCTCACCATTTCCATCAATAACGTCTGCTATGTCGGAGCCAGTAATAGTTACAGTGCCGCTCATCAGTCCATGGCGCTTAACAGCATATTGATAATTTGCGCCAACACTAGCCGAGGGCAAGATCATCGTAATAGTGGCGGTGCCTCCGCTAACCACCTGATACATAGTGGCGGTTGAGGCAGTCAAGTGCGTATTGGTGGTAACGGTGGTCACTTTGTATTGGGCGCCACCACTTACCGCTAGTTGTCCCCCGAAAATTGTGTTGCCCACCACCTGTGCGCCGGCCGAGCTTGAAAGCAGCCCGCTCAATGTGGCCGTTGTTACGCCCGCAAGAGCACCAGCATTCGTGATTCCCCCCACCTGAAGATTGAGAGAGGTCAGCACGCCGGCTTCCCCTTGAATCCCCGAACCGGATATCGTACTAGAGAATGTAGCAGTTGTGCCCCCGGCGACAGCGCCGGCATTCGTAATTCCGCCGACCTGAAGGTTGAGAGAAGTCAGTGTACCAGCTTCCCCACTGAGGTTGGCGCCCGAGATGGCGCCAGTGACATTCAATGTACTACCAAGATTTGCCCCTCCTTGGAACAGAAGATCGCCAGAGCCCGAAAGGGCGCCGGACATGTTAATGTCGGACATGGAGCCAGTACCGGCGAAAGTGACCGAGCCCGAAACTTTTAGGTAGCCCGAGGTTTCAAGGCCGGTGGACGAATAGTGGCGCGCGGAGCCTGAAACATTTCCAGCAATACCTGTTAGATTTGAGCCGTCACCATGATAGGCGCCCGAAATTGCAATGTCGCCCGAAGACGAAATGGAGCCGACGAATACACCACCAGCAGAACTGGAAACTGCACCCGCTAAGGTCGTAGACCCGGTTACTTTGAGATAACCGGATGTCTCTAGGCCCGTTGTCAGTTGTGCAGTCGTACCTGAAATTGACGTAACAGTAAGACCGGTAATACCCGCACCATCTCCAAACAACGTTGCTGCATGCACGGCTCCCGTTACGGCAATGTCCCCCGATGAAGACATAGAGCCTACCGCTCTAATTGTAGATGAGCCCGAAACGAGTCCGGCGAGGTGTGCTGCACCTAATTGAACCTTATATGCCACAAAAGTGTCTCCCGATGTACACAATAAATAGCTTCTTAAATGCAAAAGAGCGTCTACTCCGAAGAATAGACGCCCTTAAGATTTTGTATCTAAGTTTTATCTTAGAGAGTTTTATCTTCGACTTAGAAGATGTTCCATTGAGTACCATCCGCAATCAGGAATACAGAGGCTCCAACAGTTGACAGAGTAATGCTTGCATTTCCATCAATCAACTGTGAGGCCGCATCTCCGCCGCTACCGGTAATAACAACATTTCCACTCATAAGCGAGTGGCGTTTAATCATATACGAATAGTTCGTGTTACTAGCCGAGGGCATAGTAAGTGTAATACCACTCGTTCCTCCACTCACGATCTGATAAGACCGGTCGCTAGAGGCAGTAAGTTCCGTATTGGTAATGATCGTACCTAGCTTGTGTCCTTCGGGACCAGAGAAAACCGCTGTGGCCTTGACTTGCATAGTATCAGACGTCGAATCGCCGACAACCAGGTTACCACTGACATCCAGATTTCCACCAAAGATGGAGTTGCCAACAAACTGAGCACCAACGCCACTTGAAACAAACGTTGCAGCATTGAAAACAATTGCACCGGGGGCGTTAATATCTAGATTTTGCCCTTGATTGGTAATCTTCGCAGTGTTAGACGAACCGTTGAAGGAGAGCGAGTTGCCCGACTCCATCCGAACCGTACCACTCATCTTCATCGCTCCAACAAAAACTGATGCACCAACAATCTCTGCCGCGGCAGAACTCGAAAGTTTGCCGGCGAGTGTAGTAGACCCGGTTACTTTGAGGTATCCGGATGTCTCTACGCCAGTGGTAAGCTGAGCAGTAGTACCTGAAATTGCCGCAACAGTAAGACCGGTAATACCGGCGCCACCACCATACAGCTGTGCAGCATGAATTGCTCCCGTAACGGCAATGTCGCCGGAAGATGAAAGGGACCCAACGGCTTTTACCGTTGACGAACCTGATATAAGGCCATCCGCGTGGAATGCGCCCTTTTGAAATTTGTATGCCACTTTAAATCCTCCTTGGTTATGGCAAAACGGGTGAAAAATTCATTAAATCATATGATTATGCGCACAATCTGAAAGAGTAAAAAATAAGATATATAAGTACCCACTCCCGTTTTTCTTCTATAACATATAGTGTGCCGCGTCGCAAACTCCCCTAATTGAAAAGATGTTTATACATATATTTTTAGAGTTAGTAGATGAACCAATTTGAGCCATCTGTGTAAAAGTGGGCGGCCCCATAAGGAGAGTTAATATCAAAGCTCGCAACTCCATCAATAGTTTCTGACCCATCGCCGTCGATCGTGATAGCGTTGGCGCCGGCTTGGCCGGTCTCATCTTTAATAACATAAGTTTTGCCGGTTCCGGCTGCCGCGGCTACTGGCAGTGTTAGGGTCACGGCGTTAGATGTAGGATCAACCCCTATATAATAGTCTGTTACCAATACTGTGTAAGTCGCGGCCGTAATGGCACTTCGAGGATATGTAATACCTCCCCCAAACGTTGAACTACCCGACACGTTCAGTGCCGCCCCCAAGGTCACGGCTCCCACAGCCTGTAGAGTACTGGATCCAGATATAGAACCGGTGGCCACCACTGACGAAAGGGAGCCAGTCCCCACCAAAGTTGTAGATCCCGTGACCCGTAGATACCCAGACGTTTCAAGGCCAGTTACAGAATAATGACGCGCGGAGCCTGAGACAGCGGCCGCTCCAATACCCGTTAAATTTGAACCATCGCCATAATAAGCAGCTGCATGAACGTTGCCTGTGACGGCTGTGTCTCCAGAGGAGGAAATAGAGCCCACGAGGACGGCGCCGGCCGATGAAGAAACAGCGCCAGCGAGTGTTGTGGAGCCTGTAACTTTCAAGTATCCCGAGGTTTCAAAACCCGCAACAGAGTAATGGCGCGCCGAACCCGAAACCCCTACGTTGGTCAAATTGGCCCCGTCGCCATAATATGCTGCCGCATGAACATTGCCTGTGACGGCTACATCTCCAGAGGACGAAACGGAGCTTCCGAAACGTGCTGTACTAGACGCAGATAACGTTCCCGTCATATTTAACGATGACACCGAACCAGTCCCCGCCAGGGTGACCGAACCAGAAGCCTTCAAATAGCCGGACGTTTCCATTCCTGTTGAAGAGTATTGACGTGCTGAGCCCGAAACGGCGTCGACACCGGTGAGGTTGGATCCGTCGCCATAATAGGATGCCGCGTGAACATTGCCTGTAACTGCCACATCTCCGGAGGACGAAACAGATTGAACAAAAGCAGCCCCATATGAAGACGAGAGTTGGCCGGCAGAGCCTAAGACGATGTCACCGGTGCGGCCGTCGGCGCCCAATTGAAGATCCGACGAAGAACCTGCCCTGAGTTCGAGCACTGCATTCGAGACAAGATTAAAGGTACCTGCTCCAGTAGAAGTAATTTCTGCGCCGCCGCCCGGTGATGTGAAAAGGATCTGTGGCGTGGCGTTGCCGGCGTTTGGAGCTAAAGTGATATCGCCCGCATACACCTGACCACTGGAACTCACGCTACCTGCTACTGTAACAGCCCCTGAAACATTAAGAGTGCTCCCCAGCGTAGTGGCGCCTACGGTTTGCAAAGTGCTGGAGCCCGATATAGAGCCCGTAGCAACAATAGAAGAAAAAGAGCCAGTTGCCGCCAAAGTCGCAGCCCCCGACACGGCCAGAGTGCTCCCCAAAGTAGTGGCACCCACAGCTTGAAGGGTGCTAGACCCGGACAAGGTACCAGATGCATTAACTGAAGAAAAAGATCCGGTTCCCCCCACGGTAAGCGTACCCGAAACGCTCAGTGCGCCCCCAAAAATAGAGTCGCCCACGATTTGCGTTCCCGCCGAACTAGAAAGAACGGCATCGGTGGGATTGTAAACAAGACCCGTGTTGCCCCCAAGCCCCAAAGAACCATCACTTTGAAAATCTTCTGTGAACACCACTCTATATGATAGATCACCAGTTGAGCTCGTGACGTCTATTCCGTCGGCTGAAAGATTAGTAAGGCCTGAGCCGTCGCCATATAAGGTAGCCGCATGGAGGGCGCCACTAAGAGCTACATCGCCGGAAGATGAAAGAGACGACGCCCACGTTGCTCCCGCCGAAGATGAAAGCGACCCAACTAAAGTAGTAGACCCAGTTACTTTAAGGTATCCCGACGTCTCCACCCCCGTAACTGAGTATTGGCGGGCGGCGCCAGACATGGAAGTAAGGACACCGGTGAGGCCGGAGCCATCCCCATACAAAGTAGCTGCATGCAAGGCACCCGTCAAGGCCATATCGCCCGAGGAAGAGATCGACGACCCCCAAACGGCTCCGGCTGACGAAGACAGCGAGTTTGCTAAGGTTGTAGACCCGGTCACCTTCAAATAGCCGGATGTCTCTAGTCCAGTAGCAGAATATTGACGGGCTGATCCGGAAGCACTGGAGCCCACACCCGCTAAATTCGATCCATCGCCATAATAGGTGGTGGCATGAATGGCACCGGTGACGGCAATATCACCCGATGAAGACACAGAACCAGCCCAGGTTGCGCCGGCCGATGATGAAATGGCACCTTGAAGAGTTGTGGAACCCGTCACCTTCAGATAGCCCGAACTTTCAACGCCTGTCGAACTATAAACTAGCGCCGAACCTGATGGCGCCAAATCACCCGTAGCCGCAATAGTAAGACCGCCCCCGGCGCCGCCATCTGTCAGGGTAATATTGCTCCCAGCAGTCAGTACTCGTTCTTGGGTGAGCGCATCCGTAGCTTCAAGCACCACGTACTGAGCATTGTTGGGGGCTTTGGGAACGGCAGGAGGTGGTGCCGGGGCGGGCTCTGATGAGGGTACGGCGCCCGGGCCAGATGTCACAATTTGCGGAGTCATCTCACCGCGGATGCGGAAGGTGCCGCGGCGCGCTTTTATGCACTCCGCACTAATTTGAAATTTGTGCTCTACTTGACCAAAGTAATAGCGCGTATCATTATAGGTTCGAGCAATCTCATAAAACTCATCTCCATATTGAACAAAATCTCCAACACGGACAAAAAGATCTTGGTCTTGTGTGAGCCTCTTGCGATTAAAATTAACTGTGAGCTTCGTTTGGTATTCATATCCGTAGCGCTCGTTCGTTTGTTCGTTTTCAACTGTAACGTACGCGTAAACACGCACAGGCGCAAGTGTAACCTTGTCAACAGCTTCGCCATAAATCGGGTGATAATTAGAATCTTCTAAACTCACGGCGTAATAGGCTATAGTTTGGCCTACTACGCGCTCGGCGAGTTCATCATTTACTTGTTTTACTAGGTCACGTTCTTTTTTGCCAAAGAACATGGGTGGGGGCGCTGATTCAGGTTGGTCCCACTTATTTACTGGATCTGCCATCTAGTCACCCCGCTTGTCTGCCCACTGGCATTTAATAAAAGCTCATGGTAACTAGATAGTTTAGCTGTTCCGCTCCTCCCCTTTTGCGTAACGTGCGTGTCGCATACCATCTTCTACCATAGCCTCACCGATCCCGTTACCCTATGCCAGAGGAGCCGGACCAGTTCGAACCACTGGGAGAATTAGCTTTTACCATATTAATGGTGTCGGGGGCGATCCCCGTAAGGCCAGCAATCACCGAACAGTTATCAGATCCGCTTAAGAATACCTGTGTTACCTTAATGTCAAATCGCACTGGACCCGAGCCACTAGTTGGCGCGATCTCTAAAAATCGATTGCCCTGATCAGCGCACGTTGGCACGCCGGCCACTCCGCCGCTAGAAAAGCCAACTCGAAGGGTGGCGTTGGTACTATCAAGATTTGACACCATCACCCAGGAGGTAACATTAGGAAAATCAACCTGTGCTATCGCTAATGCGTCAGCCCGACAGCCGATGCTCCCTGTGGCCCACGGTTTACCGCTGACTTGATAAGAGCCTACATTTTGAAGACCAACGTTATATTTAAAAGCTGCCATTATAATTCTCTCCGTTCATTAATTAGTTGTGACTCAGTGCTTTAACGCAACATTTTTTCTTGTTGGCGCCTTTCCAACTTCTCTCGGGCCCTAATAGCCTTTTTCCGTTTCATCTTTCGGCGCACCGAAGGCTTGATATAATGATTTGTTCTCTGGCGGTATATTTCTAAAATTTTCTCATTCTTAACTTTTTTAATAAACCTACGAATTAATTTTCCAGACGATTCGTTTCGCCGCAAGTCGACCCGTACATTGGTGGCCATCAGAAGTATACCTTATTTCTTTCTCGCGCTCACATCTTGCATGTGGGCTCCCCAACTATTCCCAACAGAGCCAAATAAATTACTAATATCTACGCCGGCGTCGCCGGCCTCTACACCGGCAAGAGGGGCCGCGGCTGCAGCGCCCTGGAGCTGCTGCGGTCCTGGCGTTGTTCCTTCAAACAAATCTATGCCATTATAGGCCTGCGAGCCTATCGCTTCCATGAGCTTCTTTTTTTGTGCTTTCATTTTAGATCCCTGTTCCGCACTAAATGTGTTGCGCTGCATACGTGCTAGCGTTGGATCTACAGGGGGAGAAGCCGCTTCGATTTGCGGGGCGGCAATTCCTCTACTTACTTCGCCAATGATCCCCGAAAGAACACCATCTTCAAACATCACCTCCTTGATGCATTCTTTAATCAGCGGCTTCAGAATTTGCTTTAACTGTGATTTTTTCATTTAACGCCCGATAATACCTTCCATCGATTGAGTCGACTTTCTTCTAGAAGAGCTTCTTCGTAATCGCTCACATCGCCAAGGTTCCCAAAGTCTTCCGGCGTCATATCAAACAGGCGTGCGCCTAGGCCTCCTAGGCCCTTGGTTTTCTTACCCTGTACATCTCCCGTAACGGGTGCGCCGGGGATATCCTGCGACAACCAGCCGCGGCTTACATACTTCTTTCGGCGGCCGTCATCAGTAGCTTTTCGGCCAGCACGGCGGCCGTCAGCAGCTTCTCGATCGCCGCCTGTGAATTTCTTCCACCAGCCTTTCATCCTGCTTCCAACACCATCGTCAGAAGGGGAGTCGCCGCGGGTGCGGGGGTGTTCCTCCTCGGCTGGAGATGGCAACTCAATATCGTCGTCGGACGGGGGGATGTGGGCACGACTAGATCTCGGGTCTGGTTCTCCGGGGACGGTGTCAGACTCTACGCTTGATCTTCGACGACGCGGGCGGGAAACCTCAATTTGCAATTCTTCAGCTACCAGTTGGCGAAGGGCCTCATATTGCGGTGTAGAAGAAGGTTTAGGCATACCACTATTTTCCTATAATATCATCCAAGAGGCCAATGATCTTGTTCTTGCGTTGAATGCTTTCGTTCATCAATCTACTTTCTGAGATTCCCATAAAGGCATTAGGGGTCGATGGTTCCGAAACAATATCAAAGCAGATCAATTGAAAGTCATCCTCTACAATCGTCTTACCCTGCTGCTCGGTCACAGACCCCATTCCGCGAGAGGAGATGCCGATCTTTACACCGGACTCAACAAGGGACCGGAGAATTTGGCCTGAGGGTGTATTAAGAACCTTCGCTTTGCCCATAACATTCGCCCCGTCCATCCAAACTTCTGTCATCATGTGAGACACATTAGCAAGGTTAATAATAGAAGACTCAGGATGATCGAGTTCTCCCAGAGCGCGGTTATCTTCTACGAGGCCCGCATATTTCTTCACTTCACGAGTAAGGATTGGGCCCGGGTAGACGCGTCCGTTACCATTTTGAACGTCACATTCTTGAAGTTTACCCGTGAGCATCAGGCCCCCCTCACGGACAAAACTCTTCTCCGCTTCTGTCAGAAGATCCTGACAGATGCCGCCTTCACATAATTCATAGTACTCGCGGAGAAGCTGGGGCATTCAGTTCTACCTACTCTTCAGGATGTCCGCTATGGTTTCCTGGACAAGTCTCTTGGTTTCGGAGCGCGAGAGGTCGCTTCGGGCCTCTTGCACAGCGCTTTTCTGGAAGGTGTTTCTTAATTTATCGTTAAGAGCACTGTATATCTTCTGATTTACCTGCGCGAGTCCATTCTCTTGTAGCCAGGGACCGCCGTCGCCCTGCTCTAAACAGGCTAAGTATCCTACTGCATTCCTCATCAATTCACATACTTCTTCACCCTCTGGGCACGGAGGGAGGGTCCGGAGTACCTCGCCACATATAGCTGCAGCGGCTTCGCCGCCGCGGGTAGAGCCTCCGCCTCGGCCGAGCTGTAGGGCTGCAGCCTCGTCCAACTTGTCCACATACTGGGTTATCATTCCTTCCAGATTGCCTCCTGCCACATTTCGAGGAGCTTCATCATCTGGGCGCAGCGCTGCGCCGGCTCGGGCTTCGGGATCTCTAGATGCAGAAAGAAGGCCCGATTCTAATATGCCCCTTAGCGCTTTCGTGGCGCTCAGCACTATTTGATCAAGCTGCTTAGCTATATTTGCCGACATCCCCTGCTCAAACAATACTGTCTCATGCAAGAAGTATCTTGGGTCTATTCGTTTTACATTTTTTCTATATCGTGCCATTATCTTATTTCCTCAGAGTGTGGGGCCCCGGGGCGAGCCTCCTCACAAGTTTGTCCGGGATGCTCTCCCGATTGGTCCTCTTGGCCCCCGCCCATCAGCTGATCGATCTACTGTCTCGTGCAAGAAGTATCTTGGATCGATTCTTTTTACATTTTTTCTATATCGTGCCATTATCTTATTCCTAAAAAGCTTAACGTGGACACGAGCCCACCGATAGTCAGCTTCCTTTGCAGCAACGTCGCACTGGTTGAAGTATCCATTTTTGCATTTTATTACCTCCTAACGATCGTTTTTAATTCCGTTATCATCTACCAGCATACTTAAAAAGTACGATGTTCCGGCACTGATGCATCCGCATATAAATGCAGTTACGGGACTATTACTGAATGTAAATAGTTCGGTCCAGGGGTTAATCCCCCAAAGAAAAAGCCCACTCCAAAATCCCACACAAAGAGGACAATGCAAAAGTGTTCCCCAAAAATGACTTTTTGTAGAAAGAAACCTTACGCGTTCAAAAATTGATCCGTAAACTATGATGAAAGTTAAGCCGTAAGCAGCAAGAATAAAATGTAATAATTGCACATTAATAACGATATCTGAGCGGGTAGTAGTAGTACCCGGGACGCATCGCTCCCTTCTCAGCATATTGTGGTACTTCACCGAACTCTGTGGAATCCTGGTCGTCCGGATGGGTATACATATCTTCTAGCTCTTTCTCGTATTCGTCAGCTACGCGATCAATGTTTGCCTCATGGTCAATAAATTCTGCAATCACATAGACTGCCGCCTGTAGTGAGTTGATTTGTTCGTTGCTAAATACAACGGCTTCGAGGGAACGAAAAACGTGGCCCCCTTGAATTGTCGATCTGTCGATAACACCTTTGTCGGCCAGCAGTTCTAGCAGACGATTTTGATAATCGTAAACATCTTCTGTAGCCGTTGTTTTTGGAAAGGTCACCACTTTCATCTTTTCGGGGATGACGGCAATATCAATTTTTTTGTGATCCATGATGAGCAGTGAGCCATCAAGCGCCTTGCGGGCATTTAGCTCTACTGTTGCTTGTGGTCCGCCGATCTTGATCCTAATCATTTTCGGCGAGTTCCCGCACAAGCTCTTGAGTCTTAAGGAGCTTCGTTAAGTCCGCGCCCTCAAACTCCCTGCGCCGCAGGCTATCAAGATATCCTACAACATCAGTCGATTTCTGACGGATAAGGGTATCAGCAGTCTCACTCTCAACGACTTTACTAATTAAGCTCTTCAGCCTTACGATTTCTTCGTTAAGATAGACACGCAATTCGAAACCCTCATCTGCAAAAGATGTAATATATCTATTTAAGAAATCTTTTTGTTCCTCTAAGAGATTAGTATATTTTTCATTAAACTTGTTAATAAACGAATGATAGGTTATATTATCTATGGACTTAAGAGCAGTTTCTTGATGCGATCTTTTTGACGCCATCTGATCTACCAATGCCTGTTCGAACAAAACGCGTTGCTTAACCGGCGACCCTTTAGTAAAAATAGACTTTATTGAGGCTAAGGTTTTAAAGTTAGGAACGAAATTAGACCAAACATGTTGGCCTAGACTCTTATTTATGGCAGCGATGACGCGAGATTGTGCATCAAAAATTGTTTCATCGTCAAGAGCCAATCGTGCTTCCTTTGTTTCCTGAAGTAACCGCTCCGCCACGGTGGCCTGCATATTTTTAGTTTCGAGGAGCACGCGATATAAACGAAGATCAGCCAGAAGTGGCGCGCCTGTTATAAAATGCTCTTTAAAAATGTCAAGAATCGCGACTTTATTTGCAGTATCGTTTTGAAGAACCGCCTTGGTAAATTCCTTGACCAGCGCTTCATAAATGAAAGCAGTATTACGTTTCTTATTATGTTTCATCCTTCTGTGCCCCTTTTGATTCCAGTTGAGCAATAAGTTTGCGTATATTGGTAGTGTTTTCTAACAACATCATTTCATCCTTAGTATAAATAGATCCGTTATTCTCTTCCAGACTAACTAACGCCTTAAGATCGGGGACGCCCACTCGCCCAATTGAATGACCTACGCGCCTTTTCTCTGCGCGACCAGTTGGAACTTCGGGTGCTACGAGACTTCTTAGGTGTCTGCGGGTGGGGCCCGAGCCTCTGCGTCCATCAGGACGTCGAGGTATACGATCTTGTGCCGGGCCCGGGCGATCTTCGCGGCGGGCTGGGGACGTGAGGAGAGGGGACTCTTCTTCGCCCCCCTCTTCTTCGCCACCCTCTAGTTCTCCGCCAAGCTCCCCTCCGAGGTCGCCACCAAGCTCCCCTCCGAGGTCGCCACCGAGGTCGCCACCCATCTCGTCGGCGGCGCCCTGCTCTTGAACTCCTTCAAGGGCCTGCATATATTTCTTATCATAGAAGGATTCGCGCTGGTTGCGTAGGAATTCCTCGTCCGACATCCCCAGAATATTCTTTGAAATATACCGCTTACTGTATACGCCTTCGGGCACAGCGTTGGCAATATCAAACTTCGTTCTCATGTATTCTAGTTGTTGCAGCTCGGCCAGACGAGACGGATTATTCAAAGCGAGCTTAAAGCCTATCAAATCTTCGCCGCGGAAACCTAACGTATAGAGATGAACCACCGAAATTTTCTCCAGTTCTGATATTAAAGCTCTTTGAAGTCGCTGAATGGTGCGGGCAAAACGAATATCTTTTTGTGCTAAAGTTGTCTTGTCTTCATTGTCTCCATCTAAATTGGTGAGGTAGGACTGTGGAACTTTAAGCGCAGAGAATAGCTTATCGCGCATATATTTTACATCGTCAATGTCGTCCAACGATTTGGCGCCAGGTAGAGAAACGATGTCTGAGCCAACCCCTCCTCTCATTGGAATGAAATAGTCTTCTTCTAGGGACAATGGGTTGTAGCGCAAATCTACACGGCCCGTCTCAGCATTAACTAAAGAGTTTCGTTTTAATTCTGTCTTAACGCGTTCCATATATTGAGGCACGTCTTGCGGCGGGATGTTGCCCACATCAATCTTGAAGACTCGGCGCTCCGGGGCGCGTACAACACGATAAGCTATCATCGCATCTTCAATTAAAACGAGTTGACGCCAGATGCGGCGCGCCGGATCTAGGACGGAGGTTCCATAAGGATTATATTTATCATTTCCCAAAATACGAAAATGTGCTACTTGCCAATCTTCAAAGGTCATTCCCGCACCGTTCCACTGGAATTGTACATAGTTAGGATTAGTGGGGTCTTGTCCCTCTAGCCGTTCAATTTCCTGCGCAGGAAGCCCAATAACTGATTTTACCCCCAGATGTTCATCAACATCCAAGTAGAGGTAGAAGTCACCAAACTTACACATGGACCTCGCCCAGCCAAAACAATTGAATTCAAGATTAAGTGCATCATAAAAAAGAGTTTCTAGAATAGTTTTAATTTCGAGATTCCGGCAATCAACTGTCAGTAATTTATCAAATTCATTAGAGGTCGTCATTTCATCAGCATAAATATCAACGGCTGATGCTATCTCGGGCATATACTCCATTTGGTCAAAATCTTGATAGCGCTCGCCGCGATTTTGGTTTCGCATTGCGTGCGATGAAAGAATATTATAATTCTGAGACAGGTTGTCTGTTGCGCGCTTGAACTCTTGGCCGCTCATTGAGCGGAATCGATAGCGATATTTATCTAGATCATTGCGTCTTTCCTGGCGCGCAATTTGTGCTCGATAATTTACAAGAGGTCCTGAGAATATTCGAGTCAGCCTCTTAAAGAGAGGAGACGCGGGATTTCGTGGATTACTTCCTTGTCGTCGTGCCATTCTTTACCCTTTTATTAAAGCCAGATATTTTTGATTATGCTCTAGAGCATGACCATTGCGCTGGTTCTCTTTTGTCATTTTATGCTCTCGCATTCCTGGTATAGTGGTCGACATAGTCGTGTTGTCTGTGGAGATGGAAGATAAAAATTGCTTACTGTACTCTAATCCCTTTTGGCTCTCAACAATCACTGTATCTCTTACCCAACATCCAATCGCAAAGGCCATCACCAAATCATCATTATAGCTACGCATCGCTTCGGGGCGCCCGTTGTGCCAAATAAATGTTTTCATTTCTGAAAGCAGGCGATTGGAATTTATCTTAATTAGTTTGTTTCTCATAAACTCTTCCATCTTGGCCACAATCAGAGGACGCGTTTTGGAAGAAGTAGTAAAGCCCGGGATGGCATTAGACTGCCACTGTGCCGTAACGGGGTCAATATACTGATGGTCTCCTTTTGTAGAATGATATATGTTAGGATACCCCTTATCCAGCAGCTTTTTAAGTACTGCGTACCCTATATTATTATTTTCTACGACCATCATAGGATTCCCGTATTCCTTCGCGACTCCATAAAGAACCTCAGCAAAGTCATCCGGAGTGGGCTTTCCTACATACTCGGCCACCACTTCCATACTTTCTAATTCAAAAATATGGAACGCGCTATTGTCTTTCCCATCTCCGCGCGCGACGTCTGCTACAATAAGATGAGTCTTTTCCGGATCGTAGCGCTTCCAAATCCAATAATTTCGATCAAAGCCGGTTCTATATTCGGGGACGGCCGCCCTTTCTAAGTACCATTGCAAATCATCCGGATGGATAACCGTCTCTCCCGACACATTGAAATTACACTCCAGTTCTTGGGCGATCTGTCGCTTTGACATGTTGAGCGTTTCTTTATCGAACCACGCTTTATTGCGATCGGGATGGACGTCCCACATCAGGGTGGTCATATAAAAATCGTTGGTGCCTGCTTCGGCCTCTACGCAAGTTTGGTGAAACCAATTGCCCACTCCATTAGGCGACGAGAGCGCGATGCAGCGGCCACCGGTAGAAAGAGTGGGGTAGAGAGCTGTCCACAGATCCGTAAGTTTTTCAACGTGCGCTGCCTCATCGACAACCAGTAACGACAAGGCCTCGGATCTACCTACATCACCAGATGTGGAGGCTGCTTTAATTTGTGAGCCATTAGAAAGCTCAAAAGAAGTGCGATTGTCTACAATAATTTGAGAAATTTGCATCCATTCCGGAAGATTCTTAATTATCGCTTTAACTTTGCGTACCAAGTTGGTGGCAGTTTGAAGTTTCGTGGCCACAATAAGAATATTTTTATCACGGTGGAAGATCATCAACCACCCAATATAGGCTGCCGTAATAGTAGAGATCCCAAGCTGCCGAGCCTTAAGAATTACATTAAACCGATAGTCGCTATAGTCTGTTAATAGCTGTTGCTGATAGTCATAGGCTTTAAACGGAATGAGCCCTCTTTGAGGATGAGAAATACGACAATAGTTCATCGTAAAATAGATAGAATTTTTACCTGCTTTTACGACCTCTCTTAGTATCTCCTCTTTGGTAAGGGCATTAGCCATATCACCCCTTAACTACCCTTTCGGGTATCATTAGAGGGGCGCTTCTTACCTGGGCCCAACTCAAGCCAACTCTTAATTGCCTTATCGAGCCGATCTTTATCGGACCCTGCTTTCACGTCGCCCACATCCTTAAGGCCTCCGATTTTATAATCACACTGAGCCTGTACATCGGTTCGATAGTTGGACATCCGCTGCACGAGGATGTTATGGTCCCCTTCAGGTGTAAGAGTAAGTGTGTTGCCGGTGATGGCTTTATATTCCTTCTTTAAAAACTTTACGATATCTTTAAGCTTCGAAATAATAGAATCCTCAAAACCTTTGGCTTTAACGTCTTGAAGGCGTATTTCTGATTGATAAGAGACGCGCAATATAGGACCGATAAACCTAACCTTAAAGCCGTCCATAACACGACGGTCTAAGATGGGGTCTCCTTCTTCTCGGTCGAGACCCACTTTAGCTTCGGAGCCGTCGAACGCGTTTGCGGCCGCTTGGTTAATCCCCTGAATGATTTCATATACTGTTGCCATTTTTTTATTCCTCTGCAGCTGCCCCGAGGGCACTGCTTACAGCTGTCCCCAGAGGACTGCTTAGTGTTGATGTGCTGGCGCCACTGGATCCGTCGAGGATATCCTTAAGCGCCTTTTGAACGAGACCGTTGATCACCTCCACCGCTGCCGGGCTTGTCAGCAGGTTTGATAGGTCCAGCTCGCTTAAAAGAGGATCCTCTTGTGTAGGGTTATCCTCCGCAGAGAGCCCCTCTAGTTCTTCCAAAATAATTTCCTTTAGTTTGGACTTTGTGATTCTCATTATCTCTCACTCCTATAAGCATACTCTTGAGCAACCGCCGCAATTCGCGCTAGCTGTTCCTTCGCCTTGTCGTGTTCTACGGTGCCTGGTTCATTATTTTGCTTCTGCCGGAGGAGATGAATCATTACCTTCTCAAGCTGTTTTAAGGAATCAGCTAGCTGTTGGTAGCCTTTCATTCGTTGATAAGAAGATCTAATAGATTCTTGAATCTCTTCCTGTATAAGGGTATAAAGCTGTGTTTTATTCATTCGCACTATCAGGTCTCCAGCCGGCAAGCCATCTATCCTCTCTTCCTTCCACCCAGGATATATAACAAGTCCGACAACACTCAAACTTAGTCATATATAAATCATCCCGCGGATGAAAAGAATATGTTGAACACACAGGACACGTCCTATTATGATCTCTAGTAAGTAGTTTTTTATTTATTAAAAATCCGTCTTGTTCTACTTTGTCTTTTGTTTCGGCGATCTTAGAAAATTTCCGCTGTTCCTCTTGGGACTGGGAGATGTATTCCCTCTCTCGGGTTTCATCCCAAGCGCTTCGAGGATTGTTAATAGTTTCGGGGCCATACTTTTGAGTGATGGCCCGCTCTAATTTGGCGATGTAGTCTTGGTCTTTAGGCATCTGATAGCGCGGGGTCATCGTTGGCCGCAGCGGCGCGTTCGGCGGCAGTCAGGTAGTCGGGCTGCGAAAAGAATGAGTCTACGAGGCCCTCAATAGTCGCCGGCATCGTCGTCGACGATCCCTCTATGAGGCGAGACTGTTCTTTGGCAACTATACGGTTTCTAACTTTTTCCATTTTGACGTTGGCCACATTTTGGATCCACTCTGTGGGATCGACAATCCCTTCTTCTAGGATTTGCCATTCTAAGTCTTCAAACTCCAAAGTGATTGTTTTCATAATTTTCTCCTAAGAAACTTTTATTATTTGTATGCGAGTATATAAAGCGGTGGAGGAACCATAGATTAGAGTGCCACCGTCGGCGGTGGTGTTCTGGACCTGGACATAGGCCGTGTCGCCGCTGTCCATGGCGGCAAGCCACGTGCCACATACCTGATAATAATTCATCTCTGTGTCCCACGATCCAGGGTTTATGCGGCCAGCATATTGAGTGAAAGTGTCGGCAGCGCTGCGAGTTGTAATTAATTTAAGCATGACATAGCCGTCCGTGGCCGGCACCCCTGCGAGCATCACCTCTGTCGATATTAAATACTTACCAGCTGCTGGTGCTGTAAATACCCCTGTGCTCGTATTATAATCGCCACCCACATCAAATACAGTGTCCTCGGCAGAGGAGTCATCATTAAAAATAACAGTTTCCCAATCTGCGTCTGGGGTAAGATCCTGAGTCGCATTCCTGAAAGCGTAAACTGCAGGTTGGCGTAAGGTCGTGGTCGGGCCGTCGCCGC